GCTTTTATCTGTCCACACGCGCTGACTATCATCGTACGAATTACCATCCCACCAACCAATCAAACCATCCACTTTGATGGCGCCGTCAGCACTCACCGGGGTGTCTGTCTCCGCGGACGATTTCTCGGCACCCTCCGGTGGCGGTACCGGGGGTGGTGTCGTGATTGTTTCCGGTGTCTTCTTCTCCTGTTTAAGGTAGAAGTATATCCCAGCCCCGATCGCGATGAGTAATACGATGATAACCAGGGGGTTCATTATATAGTAAATCAAAGAAATTTATTAATACCCTGTAGGTTTACAACATTTATACACGTATTTGGTTTTATTCGGGTCCTCAGCTTTTTGAAACTTCAAGTACGTCATGACTTCGTTGTCATCGCACTGAATGTCGTGCGCGGTGAGGGTGTTGATATCTTGTTCAGACGACACGATATCTCTGCACGTATCGGAATCAACTTCCGCATCGGAACATCTGTATCGAACCTGTGTTTGGTTGCTGTTCTTCACGTCAAACTTGTACGACTCGATCGGGCGAGTACCGCAGTCGAGGGTTTCATCGAGAATGGCGTCGTAAAAGTTATCAGTCTTGCTCTTGTATTCCGTGGTGAGGTCAATCGCTTCACCGGACTTGTCGAGATTGAACATGCAGTTGTACTCGTAGCGAAACTTGTTGTTGTTCGTCGCGAGCTTAAAACCACCTATTCCCGAGGTGGAACCGCAATCGACCTGGGCGCGGTAGATGTCACCGCCATCCTCGTACGACGTGAAAAGTCCCGCGCGCATGAAACGCTTCGGGCCGATGGAATATTTTTCCAATAGAGAGGCTTCGACCTTGAGGTACTCTTCTTCCGAGAGTTCCCTGTCGTACACCAAAATTTCAGCGATGGCGTAATCGGATTCTTGTCCAGCCACGACGTTGACACCGATGGACTCCGGGAAGCCTTCATCGAGACCATAGCCACTGAACCTCCGACCATTGGCTCGGTACAAGTTTCTTTGGTCCGTCGAAAGCACCCACTCATCCCCGTAATGGTCGACGTTCTCGGTGATCCAGTTGTCGTGATACGCCACGCCCGACTTTGCGTCGTTGTGCCCGGAGAACCACCCCCCACCTGCACTCGTTAAGATGCGGCGTTTGTTCTCGCCGTTGTACTTGGACACGATGAAAAGTGTGTATTGACGATCGAAAAGCTCACCCGGGAGCGTGAACTTTTCACCAGCGCCACCGTACACGTACGTCTTGTCGTCGGAGACACTCAAATCTCCACTGACGCGGACGTCATTCGCATTTTCAGTCTCATCCTTCCACAATTTTTGAGACATGCTGTACGATTCCGCGCTATAACGACCCGTGAGACCTTCGATGGAGGAAATGTCGATAGCGGCGGGGGCTTGTTCGGTGCGCGCCGCGACTTCTTCCGCCACCGCCGCGGTGACTGCCGCTGCGGGAAGTTCTGTCAAGGGTGTTTCTTTTTCGACGCATCGACCAGAGGCACCATCTTCACCCTTAAAGTATTCATCCCACTTACACGGAAGCGCGCATTTATCTTGCGTGTCGAACTTCGAGCACGCTTGCAATTGCTCTTTAATAACAAACTGGTACACGGCGAGACCTACGACGGCCAGAATTGCGACGATGATTGCAATCCTCTTTGGGTCCATTGTTATTAATTAAACACGAGAAAATATATTTAAGTAAGGATGCACGTATATACCGACGGGAGTTGTTTAGGAAACCCCGGTCCTGGGGGCTGGGCTGCGGCGTGCGATAATTTTGAAATCTCAGGTTCTGAACAAAACACGACAAACAACAGGATGGAACTCCAGGCCGTCGAGCGCGCGCTTCATAAATGTCTGGACTTGGGTATTTTTCACATATTTGTGTTCACCGACAGCACGTATGTGAAAAATGGGTTAACGCTCTGGATTCATAATTGGAAAAAGAATGGATGGAAAACTGCAGGGGGTGCTGATGTGAAAAATAAAGACCTGTGGACACAAATCGATGCGTTATTGTCCAGGATGAAACACGTCGAGTGGCGATGGGTCAAGGCACACAATGGTCACCCCATGAATGAGAAGGTCGACACACTCGCGCGCGAGCGAGCTAAAAATGTGTGCGTAAAATAAGCATGGAGAACCACCATTGGTGTCCGAAGCAAGAACAGCTGCTCATCAGGTGGGCCGAGAAAGCGGCTGGATACCGCTGGTTGCACAACTTTGCAAGGCTTCACTTTAAACGCGTGAATGACTGGCTCTCGTACCCGTCTATCATCATATCGAGCATCACGGGGGTTGGGGGGTTTGCCGTACTGAACCCCAGTGGAAACGATAGCGTTTCCGAAGACACAAAGTCGAAGATCATGATTGCCCAGTACATGTTTGCGTTTCTCAACGTCGTCGGTGGGATTCTCACGTCAATCTCGAAATTTTCACAGAGTTCGCAGCTCGCGGAAACGCACTCTGCGATGTGTGTGCAGTATTCGAAATTTTATAGAAATATTGACATGGAGCTCTCCCTCGACCCACAACACAGAGGGGATGTCGTAGAATTTGTGAATAAATGCCGAGAAGAGTACGACAGGTTACTCGACGACGCCCCCGACATACCCTCGAACGCCATCATCGCATTCAACATCGATTTTCCTGATAAAGAAAACAAACCCGACGTGTGCAATGGGTTGAGCATCTTAGGGAACGACGACATCGAGAAACACGAAAGGGCGATGAAAAATTGGATGACCACGATGTTCATGTTACGACGTAAAAAAAGCCGAGGCACATTGTCGACGGTGCCTTCTACCACGGAAGTGTAGAACAAATATTTTTAATTTTACCGCTAGTGGGGTGTGCGTCACACCGCACACAACCAACATGGGATACGCACCAGTCTACGATTACAGGTGGGGCTCTGGCACGAAGCAAGTCACGGATAGAGCCATCTTACACGATGCGAAAAAGATGATTGTCGCGGGTTCGAGAAAGTTTGAAATAGCACACGTCCCGAAGATTGGAGAGTACGGCATTCACGGGGGTGTTCTTCAGGTGATGCGAGGTAAAAGAATTATCACGTATCATTAAGTATGCGCACGAGGACGACGACGCGCGAGGGTACGTGGAATGCCCACGCAAACTTCCCACTCAAGTTGTTTCTGCATGAACAGGGGTGGCGTGATTTGTATTACAAACTTCAAAAGATGCAATATTTAAAAGTCATCACCGACGCACGCGAACTCACCGATGATCCGGAGAAAATAGAAATTATCTCCGAGTATATTAAGAAATGGTCGAAGTCGTGACCTATGCGAATAAATCTCAGGGGCTGTTCGAGGCGCTCATTCACAATGAATTCGACGTCCCGGTGCGCGTGCTCGGTTGGGACACGAAGTGGAATGGATACTCAGACAAATCGAAGGGTTTGTTAGAGTACATCAACACGTCAAAGGAGGATGATGACATCATAGTTTTCATAGATGGTTTTGATTCTAAAATTAACAAAGACCCAAAAGAAGTTGAAGATATTTTTAAATCCTACGAGTGTCGTGTATTATTTTCGAAACACCCAAACATCATATCAAAATACCTCGTACAACAGGTGTTTCCCATGTGTGGTGAGGGGATGGCGAACGCTGGCATGTACATGGGGTACGCCAAAGAGTTGAAAGTTATTCTTGAAAATGAATTAGGCGAAAAATGTCAAGATGACCAGGTAAATTTTAATAAGATGTGTGATAAATATGATTTCATCAAAATCGATGAAGACGAGCGCATCTTTGAAAACATCTCCCCCTTCAACATGCAGAAAAAATCAGACGCCCCCTTCGTGTCGTACCCAGGCACACCCAGTTTAGAGCGCATTTCTCGAGCGTGCCGTGATTACGCGCAGTTTTTCAAGTGGCAGTTCATCATTTCTATGGTTATTCTTTTAGCGTTGTTACCGAACGACTACAAATGGTTACCAGGGTACGTGGGTGTTGTGGGCATCTTGTTCTATGCCCTCATGGCTGATAAAAGTTGTGCCTAAAAAATATGTCACGTGATAGTATAAATCACATGTCGTGTTACACGTACAAGGAGTATGACCTCGGACAGGGTAGTCTCGACCCGAGCGTGGATTGTACGTACGTCATGGTCATGGAGGACTCTTCTCGTATTGAACAGATTTATGAGCAAGTTCTCGCAGCTGGTTTGACGGGGAAAGTCATTTTTCAAGTAAACAAGGGTTACAAAAAATGTCATAAAAAGGGGCTTCAAGCACTAAAACCAAACTACGATTTGGTAGATGCGAACAAGGCAGCATTTCAACACGCATTGAACCGAGGCTTCAAAAGAATCCTCCTGTTAGAAGATGATTGTGAATTCGACAGCCGGGTGCACGACCCCGAAATCATAGATGACCTGAACATCTTTTTAGTTCGAAAAGACCCGTGCATATACAATCTCGGGCCAGTCTTCGGTTTCTGTTCACCGCTCGACGTGTTAGCGCGAAGAAAACATCAGCTCATGCTGTATACCACCCACAATCATGCGGTGATTTTCAACGACGTGTGCATGAAACGTCTGCTAGAGCGTAACTACATTTGGGGTCACACAGATGTGGAATTAAATCGCCACTTGTCAAAGTATACGTACCACAAACCTCTGGCCTATCAGAAGATTGATTTGAACACTGAAAACATGAGACATGGATGGGGTTCGGGGTGGCGAAGATTCGCGGACGTCGTGCTCGTGAAACCGACGGGTGTCGATAAAAACGTTCAACCCGGATTTGATAGATTTAAAAATACATGTGATATCTTAAGTGTGCTTATTTTTCTTATAATAGTAATTAAAGTTACGACACACTTTATAAACAGAAAGTAACGATGAACGTCGGCATCGTAACCCCTGGTAAAATTTGTCCCGGAGTGAACACGTGCATCAATCAGATTGCACTTCGGGAGAAACATAGGCACAGCAAGGTTTGGGGCGTAGTCGAGGGGTGGAAAGGCCTCAATCATGGTTTTATGGACGAATTTCTGGTGTGCGATGGTCACAGCCAACCTGGCTCTGTGCTCCACACATCTCGTGAACCTCTCCACCCGAAACTCGCAAAGAGACATCTCAATAACCTCGACGTCCTCTACTGCATCGGAGACCGAGATGTCCAGGTTGAAGCGAAAAAATTAACGTCACTCGGCATTAATACGAATATCGTAGGCATCACGGGGTTTGGATTTCAAAGTGAAGTTCAGGAAATCGTGCAATACATCAAAAAGGCACACGTGCTCGCGCAAAGCGCACACGCCGTGGTTTTTTTGGAAATCGCAGATACATCTGGTGAATTGTCGAGATACACGTCGATGTCCGAACCCGTCGTCGATGTCGTCATGACCCCAGAAAGCGAAGAAAGCTATGTGTTTGATGTACAACACGCGTTCGCCATGAATGGTCATTGTCTCGTCGTCGTCAGTGAGTGTGTGAATTATCAGTACATCATCGACGCCATCGGACTTTATAACATCGACGTCAAGGTGATCAAGCCCTCGGAACTCATCCACGCCGCCGATCCGTGTGTTTATGATAATGTCGCCGCTTCCAGGGCTGCTCGCCAAGCTTTCGAACACGCGCACGGACATGTAAATTTCGTCTGTGTCGGGGGGCCGCAAATTTTACCATACGCACATTATCCACTGAATAATTCTCTTGTACGAATTTAATGTTACGTAAATATATATGTATCTTCAGAACAATATCGTACTTGCCCTACTGGCTATACTTTCAGTCACGGGTCTTGTCGTCCATACTGATTTCGACTACTTATCTAAGACTGAAAATGTCGTCAATGGACCACTCATCTACGGCATCATCATCCTCGTCCACAGCGTCTTTGGTGCCTCCGGGATAACCGAAAAACCTTTGGTTCTCGAAAAGGTGTTTATGAACACGTTCACGAAATTCTTCGTGCTCGTGTTGTTGGCGTTCGCCGCGGTGCGGGACTTCGAAGACACCATATTCGTGACTCTGCTTTTCCTCGCAATCACGCAGTTGATTCGCAACGAGGAGGAAAGAAAAAGACACCCGTATATTTTGTAAACTACCACCCTTTCACTAATTTAGAACGCGGAACTTTCGGGTACTGACGTGAAAAGAATTGGTCATCTTCTTCACTTCTGTGCCCAATCGTTGACGGCACTCGTCTATCGATGGTCAAATATTTGCGCATGTCCCGGTAGTACACGCGCGCGCCTTTGGCGATGATGTCTTCAAATTTCAAGTCGACGTGGTTGTTCATGGGTAAAAAGGTGGGCAGGTATTTTTTCATATTTGGGACGTGCACGAGGTAACACTTCGTGCTCGAAATCCAAAGCACGCGCTCCGGGTCCTCGGGGGCTGGGATGTGGGACAAGCAGTGGAAGAAGCACGCCTCGAAGTTGTCCCCTCTTTCCTTGATGACGCGTTGCACTTCATCGTAGAGTTTGTGTGACTTGACGACCGCGTTGTCTTCAAAAATGAGCGCGTATTTCACGCCATCTTTGATGGCTCTGTCGTAAATCTCCAAGTGTCCAAAGTAGCACCCGATCGCACCCATGTTGAAATAACTCATATTGGGACGAGTCACGCTCGAATCGTAGTGCATCTCCACAGATTTATCGAAAAACTCTGGTTGTACCACGTTTTCGAATTTACGAGCATTCCTCACGTCTCTCGTGTCCTGGCCGTAGACGACCTCCACGGGGTGCTGGTCGTTGTCGTGATATTCGAAAAACACATCTCGGCGTTCTTGGGCACTCGGGATGGTCAGGAGATATGACTTATAATTGTACTTTTCCCCGCCCCTCGCTAAAATGAGCACAAGTACTATTACGAGCAGTAATGCGAGTAACATTATTATTTAAATTATATTTTAATTTCATTTATAAATGATTTAAAGAAATGGGTCGTTATATACTTGTAGCCAATCATAGCTCAGTTGGGAGAGCAACTGACTGTAGTCTCACGACTAACAACTGCTGTAATCAGTGGGTCCCTGGTTCGAATCCGGGTGATTGGATACACTCTCTTGTCGTCTAGTGGTTTAGGACATTCGGCTGTTAACCGGGCAACCAGGGTTCGAATCCCTGCAAGAGAAATACCTTACTTTTTAGATACACATTCTTATGTATGTAAAAAGTATAGATATGTTCATGCGGTTTCTATTTGGAGGAGATTCGCCAGAAGTCCGTCGTCGTGAAGGTTTCAAAGAAACCATTTTTATAGAGGCGTATAACGAAGTCGGTGAATGCGTCGTGTTAGAGGCGCCTTCTCCTGTCAGAAGCGATTTACATCCAAGATTAGCGTCACCCGTCGCGAGGAACCTAACTTTTCAACGCTATGATATTTTGCGTGATCGAACATGAATTCCTCACCAGTTTCGTGTACGTGTTTATGTGTCCACGTGTAAAGCGTGCAGTCGCCATCACCTTCTAAGGTCATGTGGTAGCGAAGTTGTAAATTACTCTCCGCCCTGTGGGCTGGGA